AAAAAAAGACAAAATAGCATCACCGTGGAAGATCAATTGCTACAAAACTAATGGTATAGAGCTCAACAACGAGTCATCTATGCTGCCAAACGTGAGTACGAATGGGCTATTGCTAACGGCATAGCTAAAGAGCAAGCCCGTGCTGTACTACCAGAAGGTCTTACAGAAAGTAGAATTTATATGAATGGTACACTACGTAGTTGGGTCCATTTTATTGAATTGCGTAGTGTCAATGGTACACAAAAAGAGCACCAAGAAGTTGCTGTTGCGTGTGCTCGAGTTATAGCTGAGATTTTTCCTCTAGCCAGCGAGCTTCTAGCCAAGTAAAGTCATTTATCTTAGCAAGTGCCTCCGGATTGGAGGCATTTTTTTCTCCGTAACTTCTTCCGACAAGTGCGCCCATGTATGCATAGGCACCATACGGGGCATAGTTGTTTAGTTGGCACCAAAAATGTAATCTGGACAAGGACTCTTCGTTATTGGTCACGGCTAATTTACAACATTCTCTAAATGCACTTCGCCATGTGCTAAATGCATCTGTATTAAATGCTGTGACATTACTTACTTCTTCTATGATTTTGAATTTACTACTGATATTTGTAGTCATATCTATAGTGTCAGTAGCCATACCAATTGTAAGTTTTTTTGGTAGTAGTTTGACTCCGCCGTAGCCATAAGTTAAATCGTTAATAGGATTACGACTATGCCAAACATGAACAACATCTAGATCCCAATCAGGAACACGGTAATCAAATTTAAACGAGTCTACTATAATTGCATCGGCATCTACTACCCAAAACATCTTGGTCATAGATTTCTTAGCGGCGGCTATATGTGCTTGATGTATACCAGCAACTCCGTCAACACGTTTGGCTAGCGGATAGTTTTCTCGCAACTTGGCAAAATTGGCATCTGCGTATAACTCATTATAACTGATGAAAACTATATCGTACATTAGAATTTTTTGCGAATACTTCTAGGTGTTGGACTATAAACTGTTTTGAAGAACTTACTACCAGCTGAATCCAGATTGGCAATTTCTAATTTGGATTTATCCCTAAGTTCCTGTGCTAAAAAGTTTATATATTTGGTCATTTCTTCTGGCTCTGCTTGGGCATGAGTTTCATTCCAAAATTCACTTAGCCAATCAAAATCTCTAACATTGGCATAGTCCCAATCGGTTAACAACGTCTTGTAAGCACCTTCTCTTGCACCAAGTATGCTCCATATACCATTTTCAATATCTGCTCCCACACTTGACCATATAAGCAATCTATGATAATTTTGCCACCAAATTTCACTGGTGTTTGCCACACGGGCACCTTGTACCAAACACATTTTAACACCTTCCCGGAAACCTGCTCTCCATGATTGCTCAGGTGTTGCGTTAGTAAAACTCTCACTATAACATTCATTAAATTGATAGTATCTTTGATCAAAGCAAAACTCAACTTTCCCTTGTACGTCATTGGGGTTGGAATTTTCATGAGTTTTCATTTCGTTAACAAATTTACGTGTCCAAAGTTTGAGTCCGCCGTTGCCGTATCTTAATCCGTTAACGTGAACATTGCCGGCCCAACTAAAAACATTTTCGTCTGTAAACTGTTTTCCATCTATTTCAATTTCTACTTCTAAATACTTAGGGTCAATAATGTTATCGCCATCTACTGTAGTAAAGTATTCTGTTTCGCTTAGTTTGGCACAGGCTTTGTGTGCGGCATCACTACCCTTGACTCCGTGTACACGTTTAGCCCAAGGAACTTTTGCTAATAAATCTGCATAGTTCTTTTCAGCATTTGGTTCATTATAACTGAGAAATATAACATCCTGTTCTATAATTTTAATTGTTTTCATTAACTATCCTTAATGTCTGGCTTTCAAAAATCAGTCTAGAAGCAACAGACAGTTTGCCTATGTGATTTTCTATTTCACTAGTAAACGGTATTCCTACACATTTTTGTGAAAGTAATTCTTGAGAATCAATTACAATAGTCCTAATTAAGAAATCATAATCGCTTTCTAAAATAATAAAAAATAAAATCTTTGCACTATCTAGCTTAACATTCAATCGCCCCTTTGCAGTTGAAGATACAAAGAAATTCCATTCTTTGTTTGCACCATGCCATTCTACAATAAGCTCAGGATCTTTGACTTTGTTTTCTAATATAACTTCGAGCATTGTGTTTTTAAAACTGTATGCTTGTTCAACTACTGGAATTAACTTTAAAACAGTTTTGTCTTCTATTTTGATATGCCCTAACAAGTAATCGCTAAACTTTTGTTTACCGGTTACCAATCGTTCATAGGTGTCAAAGTCAACTTCTAAGTAATCAGTGTACAGACTTATCTTTTCATTTGTTACAGATAATAACTGGTTGGTAACTGGATCATAATAAGCGTAGTAGTTGTCTGTTAAATGTGCCGGTGGAGGAGGTAGTTTTTTACGTGCCATTTGATAACTCCTCCAAACGACTAATTAGTTTATCATCTACAAAATCTTTATCTATATAATGAAACAACTTTTCTTGTTTAATATTACCAACAACAAACTCACCTTTCTTGTTTAGTACATAGTTTACAAAGTTTTTCCAACTTATAGGAGTAGTTGCCCAGCCTTGAATTGCAGGTTTCATGTGAATAAATTCTAAAGGGCTCGACACATCATCTTCAATTCCATATATTTTACTAGCCAACGCTACTGCCAAATCCATACTGACCCATTCTTGCGGATCCAGCGGAGCAAATGTTCCCCTGCAATATTCCCAATTGTTAATAACAAACTCCAGCACTTTATAAAAATCGTGCGCATAATCTGATTGCTTAAAATAATGCAATGCATAGTATGGATTATTTAAATTGTTTGAGATAAATGTTTTACGATGATGTGTATCTTGCACAATTATGTCTTTATTGTAATTACGAATTCTGTTACAAAATTTAATATCATAATTGCCGCAATATTCCCACCATACACCGATATCTGCCAGCATTAACATGTCTGCATCTAGAACAATAGTTTCAGTATACGGGCTAGCATGATATAACTTCCAACGATGCTCTGCTTTTAAAGCACTATCAACACGTTCATCAAACCACGGAATTGGAATTATTTGATCAAATACCGTTTGGTATTCTGCGGGTACTGGGCTGTTTGTTACTATACTAACAGTGTTGATATCCGTCTGGCTAAACTTAATACTCAATGCTAATGCGTATGCTTGACGCACATAATCAACTGTATCCGTGTTTTGCGCAAATACTAAGAATCCTTTAGACACCTGAACCTCCGTTTACATATCGCAATAAACTCATTTTATTAATAACATGTACATCTAATCCAGTAGTCTTTGATGCTGTATATTCTCCAAGGAAATTCTTTCGTTGAGTTAAAAACTTCATTTTGTTTTCATCTATATCAATTAGCACATCGGCATCGGTAATATAGGTCATTGTTCCCGGAAGTTCAATTGCAAAATCTCCTTGAGTTTTTCCATCCATAATATGTATTGCAATACTAAATGCAAAATCGTTTCTGTATGTTGAAGAATCTATGTTATAGAGCAATCGAAAATAACTCCAGTTTGTCTTAATGTAACTTACTAGATTAAAAAATGCTTCCATAATTGTATTTTTTTGAAATACAAATACTGTGGCCCAGTAGAACGGAATACTGTATTGATTTATTCTTTCAAAATCACGTTCGCGATCAATTGCTAAATCAAAACTGTTTTTATATATTTGAAAATCGTAATCATTGTCTAATGCTGATTTTAAAACTGCTGAACTAATAATGTAATCGCTGTCAATTACTAACGTTCTGTCGTAAGGTGTTAAATCGTATATGTTTGTTCGTGCATGGTTTTTCCAAGGCAGTACTTTTGAAGAGATGCTACCATCAAAGAATTTTTTATCTTGTACAGATGCAACAAAGTCAATTTCTATAATTTGATCAAATCCATGATCAGGAAAAGATTTCAAAAGGTAATCTTTTGTATCCGTTATGATGCTTACTGGAATATCCAAATATTTTTTTATTCTAGAAGCCGCAAATACTGCTAGTTTGATATAATCAATGGTAGAATTATTCTGTGCAAAAATTACTGCGCCAGTTGTCATAGCTCAACAATATCCGAAACTTTTCGTTTACTTTTGATTTCTGCATATTTGGCCGCATAACTATTTGTGGCTTCAAAATAAATCAAAGTAATATCATCAAAGAATTGTTGAACATCATTAATTATTACTGGAAAATTATTAGAGTCAAGGAACGCCACATCTTCTGTATAATCAAGATCCAGCATAGTTTTAGTAAAATTGATCAGGTCAGGCCCAATTTTAAATGTTGCGCCGTTGATATAGAATATCAATTTTTGATTGTATTCTTCTAATATTATTCTGCGTTGATTTGACAGTGTTGCCATGTAATTGGCAACTGCAAATGCTTTTTCAATTCGTTCGTCCATAGATAACTCCGTAATGTATATAATACACTACAGTAATTATCTTGTCAACGGATTAGGGGATTAAGGTCCTGACTGTGTAATGATTGGAAGAGCCACTGATACATTGGCGCCAGTTGCATAATAAGTCTGCACTAGGCTGCTTAATGTGCCTTCCACATATTCGTCAGTGCCCCATGGAGCATTTGGTTGGCCCGATAAGTCCTGGAATTGCATGGTAAATGTAACAATGCCGCCAGTACCGTCAACCTGAGCCAATATATCATATTGGTTTGGACTGTAAGTAGGGCTTGCTGTGGATTTAGTAAATATGGTTTGTGGGCTAGTGGTCAGTTGATAGAAACCAACGCTACCAGCAGTGCTGCCTGAACCGGTTGTGCTTGTGCTGTTGTAGTTCATGGTAATAGTACCCATATTGGCCAATATGGTTGCCCAGTCGTTGCTCTTGGCCTGACTACCGTCTGCTGGAATATTTGTATTACTACCGCTCATCTGAATGTTGCTACCAGAATTAAAGAAATATCTTGCTCCAGCGTAACTACCAAAATTAAGACTGACTGTGTGATTGAGTGTTCCATTCCAAGCGGCAGTTCTAGTACCGTTGGCTAGAGTGACCAACGATGCTTGTCCAGCTGGTGGCGTAGTCAATGCATTTGTTTGAACTAACTGTGCGTATGCATAGTAAGCCGCACGATCGTATTCCCTAACAAGTATGCCTGTGCTTGGTGCAGTTAAATTTCCACTTTCGTTTGCGCCAGTTTGATGCTGACGGGTTGCCAATAGATCGTTGCGTAGTGTTTGCCACATTGTTGCAGTGATCTTGGCGCCCACTGCTGTTTGACTACTGGTAACTGTTTGGCCGTAACCAAGTGCGCCCGAGCCAGCGCCCAGCACAGTAGCAACCACTGATTGGATTGCATTATAGTCACTAGCAAGTATTCTTGTGCCTTGTCCAGCCATTTTTTTATCCTTTAATTCTTAAAGTATTACACATTCAACAAGTGTTTCATCGGTGTTTGCGCAATCTTCCAACGCTATTGCAAAACAACTGTTGTTAGCAACATCGCCTCCTAGAAATCCTGGAATACTTGCGGCAAGTCCATCACCATATGGAGCCAGTTGGTCTCCTTTGGTGCATCCGCCTAATACTCTAACTGGAATACGTCCTTTGAGTGCAACATATTGGCCGCCTTTTAATTCCGAATTCATCATATAACCAGGTGCTGTACTAATTGCACCAATTGCTTTATCACCTCTACCAGCCGCACAAATTTCTGCAGGACCGCCAATTTTTACAACTGTGCCTGCGGTATATGTAAATGCAGGATCTGGTAGATATTTTTCTGCCAAGTCAGCATAGTAACTAGTTGTACTTGCACCGTTAAATGTATTAGCATTAACGTTTCCACTACCGTCTCGAGCTACAACTGTTCCCGGACTTGTTGACACACTACCAGAAAAAGCTACACCACCAATAACTAAGTTATTAGCATTGGTAGCGGTACCGTTAAATGTGGTTGCCCACACATTTGACCACTGATAATTTTGAGTACCCAAGCTACTTGCTTGTGTAGTGCCTGGAAGTACATCTGCACCAACTAACTGTAGTGGAGTAACTGTACTGGAAGATACTGTAGTTTGGAAAACAATAGTATTATTACTAGTGTTTTGAATTGTAGGAGTACTACTGTTATTATTGAATACACGCAAACGTGCAACAGGGTTACCAACTGTATATCCTACGTCTGCAAAGTTAACCACTGTACTAAATGCCGCAGAACCAGCTTGAACATAGCTACTAGCACTTAAACCGCCTAAACGATCTGCGTTAGTTGCAGTTCCCCAGAATCTGTGATTGCTGGATGTAACTCCAGGTGCGCCAGCATTGTTTGTATAACATAGTGTAACACCCTGCTGAATTTGTGTAAATCCTGTGATTGGGTTTACTTGTCCGTCTAGTGTAAATGCGCTATCTGGACTGATAATAAAGATAACTTGACCGTTGTCAATAGCTTCAATTACTGTATGGCTTGTACCAAAGTTGTCTTTAAGGCTGGTACTCAACATCTGTGTTGTAGCAGATCCAGCAACAGCTTGTGGGCCAATCA